TTGTGGTGCCGATGTTGTTGTCTGCACGCCCGAGCCCGCCAGCATGGGGGAAGTTGCGGCCAACAGCGACTTGCCGTTGTCCATTGCAAATTTGCCAAGTGCGGCTGGGCTAGAAGTAACGGCATCATACCCTGCGCTCAACTTACTTGCGTTGGATGCCGCTTGCGCCGCTGCCTGAGACTCTAAACCCAGTTTAGATGCGGCTTCTCCGTATGCAGGAGTGCCTGCTTCCAAACCTTGCGCAGCAAGCGTATCCGTATAATTTGCCATTCCAGCGGTCGTCAACGCATCCGCACCCGCACCTGCAAGCCCTGCGCCCAACCCGGCTCCGCCATACGCTCCCAAGCCCGCCATCAAACCTTTTTGCAAACTGCCGGTTGCCAGCGTGGTAATGCCACCTACTGTGGCTGCGGCTCCTAAACTGCTCATCAGGCCAAAACCAGCGGGGCCCAAAGCCAAGCCTGCAAGGACAGGTAACAATGAATCCAAAAACCCTGCTTCGGGTAAACCTGTTTCTGGGTTGATCGTCAGTGATCCGCCATGGGCTTTGGCCAAAGCCTGCAATCCATTAACTTCGCGTGGCGACATGTGCACCAACATGGAGTCTGGTCCACGCCCGTGTTGGGCCATGTGTGTGGCAAGTGCGTGAAGGCTCATATCAGACCTTTATTTTTAATATTTTGGTGGCACTGTCGTAATAAACAGACCCCACCCGTAGGTTAGCGTAATCGGCATCGGTCGGCAAGCTCACAACGTATTGTCCGGGAGTTGCAGGATCGGGCTGGCTAAAGCTCAAACCAGAAATTACGTCTGTCCCGTTTCGCTGCGTAGCGCCCGCTATCGGCCCGGCGTTGTTGATCTGGTTAAAAAACAAACGAAACACGTTTGCCAGCTTGTCCATGTACTGACGATTGTATTCTTCCGGGGCCAGCGGTAGGCTGGGAGGGCTTACATTTACTTGTGCCATTACGCGGTTTTCCAGTGAAGGCGTTCAAGTTCTTTGCGGGCTGCAGCGGCTTCTTCCACAGTGGCGCAAAGTTTTGAGTAGTAAGACTTTTTGCCAACAGAAATTTTTGCTAAAAATTTTCGACCGACGACTGATACGCCTATAAATCCTGTAGTGCTATTTACACGCAAGCGCGTGTTTCTGTTTTGTGTTTGCACACCCGCCCAGCGGCAGTTTTCAGGAGAGTAGTTACCGTATGTATCAACACGGTCAAGCGTTTCGTCACCTTCAGGCTCACCCATGTCGGCGACAAAGTTTTTATACTCCATCCACGCAGGGCACACAGATATACCTTTCCCACCATACCGAAGGTAATCTTTATCTGTTGAGATTGTGCACCGTCTAATCATTGCCCGCCATGTGTTGTAAGAAGATTTTTTCCAACCACCGTGTTTAAAGTTTGGAACGGTGCAACCGCATGAAGTTGTGTTGCCCGTCACCAAACTGCCCGATACCACTACCGTTTCATTACCGCATTCGCACGTACAACGCCACAATACCTTTTTTAGCTTGTCGCGTCCAGCCTGTTCAAACACTGTTAATTTACCAAACACCTGACCTGTCCTGTCTACAAATTTCATAAAAGCTCCTTGTAAGAGCTTGTATTGTATCACCATATAAACAGATGGGAAGTCATCTCCTCCCGTCGGGTCTGATGTCAATACGTGGAGCGCCCATTTGCCAAGTGGTTCCAATCTGGTTAGAACTCATTTTTAAAATTAGCTGCCGCCCACGCACGCGGGTGTACACAATACCTGTAAATTCTTCGGTGATGTTGTACGCGGCAATCTTGGTTATGCTTGCTGACGCTGCTGTGCCTGCGCCCGAGCCTGAACTTGTCATTGGATACAACGTCATTGTAACTTGCGGTTGTGCCCCAGTAGGGTCTGTTGTGGAGTCACTAAAGGTCAAGTCAGGCAGCACTCGCCAGATGTAGCCAAAGTTGTGGCCATCCCCAATGTCAAACTCAGACGAAGAAATGTAAGCCTCTATGGCTGCTGGCGTAGCCGTGGAGTTGTCGTCCACGCCGTCTTCTTGGTTAACGATATTGTTAAGGTAAGTAGCTGCAATTGGAAAATTCAGCAATCCAGAATCTAGCCAAGCTGTTCGTGCCAGCGTGCCGTAGTACCAGAGCTTTTCGAGGTAGTTGTACACCACGTACTTGTCCACCGTAAAGGAGTTGGCCGAACAGTAGAACCACCAGACTTCGTTAAAGCCTTCGTTGGTGCCTACAAACATTTGCTCGGCTTGCCCTTGATTGATGTCGGTAAACACGTACCGTAGCAGATCACAAGAAAGTGTTTGCACACGGCCATCGTACAAGTAGAACTTGTCCACGCCCATCCAGTACACAATCCCAGAAGCCAGTGCTACTGTGTTTGGCCCCATGACAGAAATGTTATCGCCCAAGAGTTGTGTGCCCCAAACATAGGGCGGGCCAAGGTATTGCAGTGAGTACACGGCTTGATCGGTGAACGTCACAATTTCTTGTCGGGTTTGAATAGCGGCAATGATCTGAGAGCCGTGCGACAAACGGATACTGCCTGCTTGGTTGGTGATTGCAGGCGTCCAAACAAATGGGTCTTCTTGATCCGACCAACGAATAAACATGGGGTCCAAAGCGTTGGGGCTTGTGGCGTTAGGATCGTTTGTTCCAAACACAAGAACAAACCGTGATGTGTCCGACACGATGATGTAGTTCTGCACCACAGGCGTTTGAGCATCGCCAAGCGTAGTCAAGTTAACACCACGGGTAGTAACGCCAGTGCTTGCTATCCAGTAATAAATGCCTGCCCCACGGGGACCAAACAAAAGATTCTCACCAAAGTTGTATTGATTCCAGAGTTGTAGAGAATTGGTGACCGCAACGCCAGAACCCCACACGCCAAGCCCCCAACCCCCTGCACCCCAACCAACTAAAGGAGCAGCTATAGCGGGGCCAGTATTGACTTGATATGCGGCAACGACAGAAGCACCGCCGCCGGGAGAGCCAGACACGTCCGCAGCAGAAGCTGTGACAGATACGGTGATGGTATAGCTGTTAGCGCTTAATACTGTGATTTGGTATTCGGCGTTTAAGACTGTAGCGGTAACGTTACCACCCAGACCTACTGCTCCACTGAACGTAACGTAGTCATTTGTAATGCCGCCGTGTGCCGTGTCCGTTACTGTAATTGTAGAAGAACCCAGCGTAGCTACAAACGGATTGTTGTTGATTGTAGAGCTTGCGCGGATGGGCGTAATGTCGTTGTAATACCCGCCTTGGTTGATGTAGAACTTCAAGTTCGTACCAACGCCGATAAGGTTTTGTCCTGCAAGCGTGATCCAGTTCCACAAGGAACGGCAAACACCTAAAAAAGTGTATGCGCTATACCGCGTCCAGCCGCCAATTTTCTCAGGCGTACCTTGGCGAAACCGGACTTTCTCGGATTCATACCACCCGCCTTCGTTGGTGTAGCGTGTGTTTTCTCTATTTACGCCGGGCTTGAACAGAATTTTTTGTAACGGCACGGGCTACCTCATGTAGTCATGGTCAATGCGGCGCTGGTGACTTCCGCGACACGTCGTGCCCAGCCTCTGCCAAATGTACCCCAAGTGGGCAAGTCAGTCAAGAATGACAGACGGCGACGGCCATAGTCGTCAATCAATTGTTTGGGGTCCATGGCGCGTACTGCTGCCAGTGTTTTAGGCCCAATACCACCGTCAGGCTCTACCCCAACACAAGCTTGCAGCCACTTGGCTGCACGGCCCGGACCGGAGTTAATCGCAGCGTCAAACACCACGTAGTCCACACCCGCAGGCAAATCGTCACCCTTTACCTTGTCCCAGTACTTGTTCTTGTACAGCGGCCCAACATCGTTGGGGGTCAGGGCTTTCATTGCTTTGGTGTCTACGGGGTGGCCGCAATGCTCTTCCCAGACGGCTTTGGTACAGCCTAAATTTGTCTCACCGCCCGGGTCTTTGGGGTTGTTGACGTAGCCGCCTTCGTGAACGAGGACGGCAGCAAGGGCTTTGGGGAAATTGGAGTTCATTTCTTGTTCCGTATATCGGCCAGTTTTTCAAGGGTCCTACCGCCAAAGTAAGCGCCCATTACGAGCATACCCCATTGACCAAGCAAAGTGACGTACGCTTCGCTGATGTGAAAACCTGTGCCGTCCATAATTGCCAGTGCAAGGTAAGCGCTCAAAATATAAACCAGCGTCAAAGGACGAACGTTCTTTGACAACCAAGAATCAGAAGCCATGTCGGCTTTCCAACGGTCGCTGGTGTTGGTCTGCTCAATCTCAACCAGTTTGGTTTCATTTGCCATTGCGGCCAGTTCACCATTCTGAGCTAATACCGCTAGATCAAGTTGGGCCTTGGCTTTGGCTTCAGGATCAGGAATTAGTTTGTCGATGAGCTTGCCACCGATATTTAGTATTGCATCAAGTCCCAGCATTATTTTCCCCTTATGCGTTCAAGAATAATGGCAATGTCTTGCCGATTGTTTGCAATGTCGTCGCGGTTTTTTTGGATTTCTTTTTCCAAGTCTTGCCGTAACTTTTCTCGGGCAAGCTCGGCCCCTGAGTTTGGTGATTGACGATTATCTGATGTGACAACAAGGCTAATTTTGCTGTTCAGAATGGTCACTTCATGCGCTAAATTTGACAAAGCCGACATCAAATAAACAACACACGAAAACAGCAATGGCAACAAAGCAAACGTGATTTTTTCTATCAAAGCGCCTTTGTCATCCATATAAACTCCTTAATTTGGGGCAGACGTTAA